AAACCAACAGATATAACAGAAGATATTTTGTTTGATTCGACTTCTATAACTGTAGAATCCGCAACAGGATTTGATACTTTTGAAGGTGCTGCTGTGGGTAGTGCACACACAGGATATATTCAAGTTGGAAAAGAAGTTATCGGATATCACGGACCTGTATCTGGAAATGTCATTAATGGAATTTCTGAAAGAGGAGTTGATTCAAGTTTAGTATCAACTCATAAAGCAGGAAAGAGAAAGGTCAGTAAATATGAATTTAACGGTATCTCCTTAAGAAAAATCAATAAAGTTCATAACATTGATGGCACAAGAGATCGTACATTTAATAGTTACTATATTAAATTGGATGATAGTGAAACAAATAAACCATTCACAAGAACAAAAGCAGGTGGAGGAAGTAGGTTAAGAGTATCTCAAAACATTCCTTTCGAAGCAATTGATCCAAGAGTTACAATGATAAACCCAACTGGAACTTCAGTTTCTGCAAGAATTAAAACAACATCAGGAAGTAGTGTAAGTGGAACAGAAGCATCATTTGCTGATAGAGGTTATGAAGATATAACTCTTAACAAGTTAAACATCTTAGATGACCCAAGAATAGTTGCATCTAAAGTAAATGAGTTGAATTTATTAAACAACGAAAACTCATTTGCCCTAGAATTAGTTCTTTCTTCTTCAAAACCAGATGTTTCTCCGATGATTGACTTAAACACACCAAATATTATACTTATAAGTAATTTGGTTGATGATCAAGTTTCTAGTTATACAGAAGATAGAAGATCCAGAGTTCAAGGAGAAGAACCAAATAGTGCTGTATACATTACCAATAGAATTAATTTAGAGTTCCCATCAAATTCATTATATGTTCAGTTTGATGGTCATAAAGACGATGATTCAGACTTCCGTGTCTTCTATAAATTACACAGAAGCGATCTTCCTGAAAAACAAGTATACAATCCATTCAATTTAGATGGTTCTCCAGATACTTTTGTTGATCCAAATGTTAGATATAATGGATTTAGTGAATATAAGTATACTGCAGAAAATCTACCACAATTCACTTCATTTACCATTAAAGTTATTATGACATCTAAAAATCAAGCAAATGCACCAAGATTTAAAAACTTTAGAGCAATTGCTTTACGTTCATTTGATGTAGATTAATGAAAAACAATTTTGTAAAAGTAAAGTCTGATGTTTCTTTAGTTAGAGATATAACATCTGACGCTATCGTAAATCGAAATAAAAGTGAATTTGATAAATTCAATAATTTATCAAAAATAAAATACAAAGAAAAGCAAGAGTTCAATCAAGTAAAAACTGATTTAAGTGAAGTTAAACAAGAATTAAAGGAATTAAAAGAACTTTTAAAATCAATCGTACAAAATTGAATTATAAATATATCAAGATAGATTCTATTAAATTTAATAATGGCAGCATATATCAGCAATATCGTAATTGATGCAGGGGCTGACTTTCAGCAAATTTTCACTCTTGAGGGTGCTAATAACTCTGCATTAAATTTGACTGACTATACTGCAACTGCAAAAATAAAGAAACACCCTGCTTCTTTAAATGATACAGCTACTTTTTCTGTTTCTTTTCCAAGTCGATTGCAAGGGCAATTGAAATTATCTCTTGGTAGTGCAACTACTAAAGATATAAAACCTGGTAGATATAGTTATGATGTTTTGTTAGTAAGTGATGCAGGAATTAAATCAAGAGTCATCGGTGGTAGTGCAATAGTTACTGCTGGAGTTACCCGCTAAAAAACATGGCAGACATAAATGTAAGAGTTGTTCAACAAGATGCAACTCAAGTTAAATTAGGAACTCAAAATGCTATAAAGGTATTATCGAGTTCGAGTGGAGGTGCTGGAACATTAGGTGGTTTATCTGATGTTGACATATCTGGGGGATTACAAGATGGAATGGTATTGGTTTATAATGCATCAACAAGTAGATTTGAAGCAACCGATCAATTAACGCCAGGTGAAACACAGAATTTAAATATTAACGGAGGAAGTTTCTGAAATGGCAAGTATTATACGAGTAAAAAGATCAACAGGAACTGCTGCTCCAAGTTCTTTAAATTTCGGTGAATTGGGACTTACCGTTGGTTCTGGAACTCATGGTAATAAAGGTGGTAGATTATTTGTAGGTGATAGTAATGATGATGTAAGGGAAGTAGGTGGTAGATATTTTACTGATTTGTTAAGTATTGCACCAGGTTTAGTTGCAGGTCAAGTTAACCCAACAACTGCTGCAAATGGTTTTGCTGTAATTTTAGATCAGAACAGAAAGGTTGATCAATGGAATGTAGATAATTTAACTTTAGATGGAAATAGTTTAACATCTACTAACACAGATGGAGATATAATATTAAATCCAAATGGATCTGGAGAAATAAACATTCCAGATGATACTTTCTTAAGTTTTGGTGATGGGAAGGATGCAAAAATTGAATATGATGAAAATGGTACTGATAAAGTTCAAGTAACAGGTGCAGGATGGGTATATAATGGCATTCCTGTAGAATTTCAAGGTGGTGGTGGTATAGTAATTGATAATATTGGAATATCTTCAAATGTAATATCATCAAAAGCAGGTGCATCAAATACTCTATTCATCGATCCATATCCAGATGGATTAGACAGTGATGGATTAGTTGTTATTAAAGGTAGTCTTCAGGTTGATGGAACAACAACTAATGTTAATTCCACAACAGCGACTGTTAACGACTCAATGATTAATTTGGGTGATATAACCAGTCAAAGAACAATTATGGCTCCAGTTGTTTCTGGAGTATCAACAGTAAAACTTGATTCAGTTGTTGGAATTAATACTGGAGATTTGATTAGTGGTCATCCATCTTTACCTACTCCTACAGGTACACCAATAACTCAATATAATGTAGAAGTTGGAATTGTTACATTTACAGGAACTACTAATGATGGTATTAGTACAACAACACAATTAACAGTCACTCATGCATTTGATACTAATACAGATAGAGGTGTATCATTTAATTACAATACAAGTTCAGGAGTTGCAGGTATCAAAACTGGATTCTTTGGATTTGATGATACTCACTCAAGATGGACATTCATTCCTGATGGTACTATCACTGGTGGTGTTGCGATTGGCACTAAAGGTTTCCTAGATATTAAAGGAATATATTATCAAGCTGGAGATTTTTCAACTAGTGGTGTTGTTTACTTTGATTCAACTGGATTACAGAAATCAACTGTGGCACCAGGTTCAGGAATCTCAACATCAAATGCAATTTTGACAACTGATGCAAGTGGTGTTCCTACTTGGACTTCGACAATTGATGGAGGCGAATTTTAAATTATGGATAGTGAAGTTGATGTGAATATATTAATTAATCGATATCATCAAAAATTATCAACATTAGTTAATCAAAACATTTTATTAGAAGCCAAAATTGAATCTTTAACTAGAGATTATTCTATTTTACAAGAAAAATTAAGTAATTACGAAAATCAGGATACAGAGAATGAGTAAACCTAATTCCAGAGCAACACTTAAAGACTACTGTTTGAGAAGACTAGGATATCCTGTTTTGGAAATAAACGTAGATGATGATCAAATAGATGATCTAACTGATGATGCGATTCAATATTTTCAAGAAAGACATTTTGATGGTATTGAAAGAGTATTTTTAAAGCATAAGTTAACAGCAGCAGATATTGCAACAGCAAAAACAACACAGACTACATCATCATCAACAACTGGTGCTAGTAACGGTATTACTTCATCTGGAAATTCAGATAGTTTTCTTGAAACAAATAACTATTTAAAACTACCAGATCATGTAATTGGTGTTGAAAAAGTATTTAAAATGGATCAAAACACAATATCTAGTGGTTTGTTTAATATTAAATATCAGATATTTTTAAATGATCTTTATTATTACGGTGCACTTGATCTTATGAATTATGCGATGACAAAAACATATTTGGAAGATTTAAGTCGTCTTATAACTCCAGATACTCAAATTAGATTTAATAAAAAACAACATAATTTGTATATGGATATTGATTGGAATCAAATCAGTGCCGATACTTTTCTTATTTTGGATTGTTATCGATTAGTCGATCCTGGTACTGCAACAGATGTTTATAATGATTTTTGGTTAAAAAGATACTTAACTGCTTTGATTAAAAAACAATGGGGACAAAATTTAATTAAGTTTCAGGGTGTAATGTTGCCTGGTGGAATTCAGTTGAATGGAAGACAGATATATGATGATGCTATTAAAGAAATTGAAGAAATTGAATACTCACTCAAGACAGAATACGAGTTACCACCTCTTGACCTAATAGGATAATGTTATGCCACTTTCTCCGTATTTTCTTCAAGGATCATCAAGTGAACAGAGATTAGTTCAAGATCTTATAAATGAACAGTTAAAAATTTATGGGCAAGATATAGTTTATCTTCCTCGAAAAATTATAAACAAAAATACAATTATGAAAGAGGTGACTGCATCTACATTTGATGATGCATTTCGAATGGAAGCATATCTGGTTAATTACGAAGGATTTGAAGGTTCTGGAGACGTATTATCAAAGTTTGGTATTCAAACAACTGATGCAGTATCATTTGTAATATCAAAGGAAAGATATGAAGATTTTATCAGTCCATTCTTGACTGTTGACACTTCATATCAATTGGCAAGTAGACCAGAGGAAGGAGATTTAATATATTTACCTTTAGATAACACTATGTTTGAGATAAAGTATGTTGAAGGTAAAAAACCATTTTACCAGTTGAATAACTTATATGTTTATACTTTAAGTTGTGAAGTAATGGATTACGCTCTCGATGAGCAAATTGATACAGGAATTGAAGATGTTGATAAAGCAGCTGTTGAATTTGGATTTACCACTAAATTAACTATGGTTGGCGTAACTGCTGCCACAGCAACAGCAACAGCACAATTAGCAAAAGATTTAAGCACACTTTCTACAGGAAATTCGGTTAACCGTATCGATTTAATCAATGACGGGACTGGATATACAATTGCACCTTTAATTGGTATATCTACAGCACCAACTGATGGTATTAATGCAACTGCAGTTGCAATTATGACAAGTCGAACTGGACAAACTGGACAATCTATTGATCGAATTGAAATAACAAATCCAGGATATGGATATACGGAAGTTCCTACAATTACAATTCGAAGTCAAAATGCATTTGGAACAGGTGGAATAGCAACTGCATTAATATCACCAACCTCAATTGGAGCACCAGTTATCACAGGTGGTGGTAGTGGATATGCATTCCCATCTGAGATATCACCAACAGTTACATTTACACCACCATCCTCAAGAGCAACTGCAATTGCGACAGTTTCCTCTGGATCAACAGTTATAAATGCATTAACCATAACCAGTCCTGGTGTTGGATATACTGGAGTTCCAACCGTTACAATATCTGCTCCTACAAGTGGAATTACAGCAATAGCAACTGCTACAGTAAGTGCTGGTGGAACTATTATAGGATTGACAATAAACAACGCTGGAACAGGATATACTTCATCTCCTGCACCTACAGTTACAATCAGTAATGAAGTTGGTATTAAGACTTGGACTGGAGAACTTGCAGAGGCAGTGTCATTCTTGAATACAAATGGCGAATTAAATGTAATTAGATATACAAATGCTGGTGTTGGATATACTGCAGGAAGTGCTCCAGAAATAACAATAAGTTCTCCAACAAAGGCAGGATTATCTACAGGAGATTACTTATTCAAGGAGATGGTTAGAGGAGTTTCTACAGGAACAACTGCATTTGTATCTGATTGGGATAGAGATACAAGAGTTCTTAAAGTTACAACATCATCTGGAACTTTCCTCACTGGAGAAACAGTTGTTGGTATTGGTACAACAATGAATGGATCAGATTCACAGTACGTAATTCAAAGTAAAACAGATGAAAATGATGATGATACTTTTGGTGATAATCTCACTGTAGAAACAGAAGCAGATGCAATTATTGACTTTTCCGAAGACAATCCCTTCGGAGATTTCTAAATAGTTTGGATAGTAAGATATAAAATCATGTTGGGAACATATTATTATCACGAAATAATTAGAAAGACTATCATAGCTTTTGGTACTCTTTTTAATAATATTGAAATTAAACATAAAACACAAGCAGGAAACTCTTTCTCTACTGTTAAGGTTCCAATTGCTTATGGTCCTACGGAAAAATTTGTTGCAAGATTAGAACAAAGACCAGATTTAAGAAACAGAGTTGCAATAACTTTACCTCGTTTATCATTTGAAATGGATGGAATATCTTATGATGCGACAAGAAAAGTTTCAACAATGCAAACTTTTAAAGCATTTACAAGAGATGGATCAAAAAGTGCAAGAAAAGTTTTTATGCCAGTTCCTTATAATTTAAGTTTTAAGTTATATGCGATGACTCAATATAATGAAGACTCTCTCCAAATTATTGAACAGATATTACCATTTTTCCAACCATCATTTAATTTGACTGTAAATTTAGTTTCTTCGATAGGAGAAAAAAGAGATATACCAATGATATTAGATTCAGTAAATTTTGAAGACAATTATGAAAGTGGTATGGATGAAAAAAGAGTTATTATTCATACTCTTGGATTTACTGCTAAAACATTCTTATTTGGTCCTGTTGCTGATAGTGCAAGTGGATTAATCAAAAAAGTTCAGGTTGATTATAATACAAATACTACAAATAGAAAAGAGTCTTCAAGACAACTCCGATATATTGCAGAACCAAGAGCATTGAAAGATTATAATGATGATGGAGTTACATCTCTTGCTGAAAATATAGATAAAAAAGTTAAGAGTTTCTTGGTATCAGATACATCAAGTCTCACCACAACCACTTATGTTGCAATTGATAATGAACTAATGTATATAACTGCAATTGATGGTAACAAGATAACTGTAAGACGTGGTGAAGATGGTACAATTATAGATACTCATACAAGTGGAACAAATGTTGATGCAGTAAATGCTGCAGACGATGCTCTAGTTGAACTTGGAGATGACTTTGGATTTAGTGAACAACGTTTTGATTTTAGTGATGGAAAAATTTATAGTCCAACAAAAGGAGTTGATGTATGAGTAAATTTGACGAAATAGATGAATTTTTGGAAGTAGAAGCAATTGATTCTCCAATAAATTCAAAGGCACCAAAAAAAGGTGAGATTAAAAAGAAAAAAGATGATGAAACAATCGACTATGAATATACAAGAGGTAATTTATATTCTTTAATCGAAAAAGGTCAAGAAGCACTTGATAGTATTTTAGAAGTTGCACAAGAAGGGCAACAACCAAGAGCATATGAAGTGGTTAGTCAATTACTTAAGAATGTTGGAGATACTACAGATAAGTTAATGGATCTCCAGCAAAAGAAAAAAGAACTTACAAAAGATGATAATAAATCGCCAACAACTGTAAACAATTCTTTATTTGTTGGATCAACTTCAGAACTATCTAAATTATTGAAGAAAGGAATAATAAATAATAAAGTGGAGAATGAAGAAGAATGAAGTCGTTCAACGAATTTATACAAGAAAGTAGTTTAACAAGATTGAAAAGCAAATCCGATAAAGGAGGAATGGCTATTCTTTCTGGAAGTCGTGCTGACAAATCTGCAAAAGAAAATCGTGCAAGAGCAAAGCAATTAGATAAAGACATTCGTGGTAAGTTTGGTCGAGGTGCAACTAAAGTAACTGGTAGATATGATGAAAAAGATAAGAAAACTGGTAAGGTTACTAAAGTCAAGGAGAGAAGTCACGTCATAGATCGTGGAAAAATGAGTAAAAGAAAATTTAAAAAGGCAGTTAAAGCATTAGGTA